GCTCACTAAATATTTACAATCAGCCCATAACACAAGCTGCTACTACAGTTGCCAGCCCTAACGCGGCCTATCAAAGAATGGCTCAATTTTGGGACTTAATTACAGACCTTAAGGAAGGTACATACAAGATCAGAAGCGAACATAGAAAATATTTACCACAGGAAGCTAGAGAGACTGATGATAGTTATGACGTAAGACTAAGTAGATCAACTGTTGTCCCATATTTGCAACGTATCGAGAAAATGCTTTCAGGTATGTTGGTAAGAAAGCCAGTTAGACTAGATGATGTATCGGACTTAGTTAGAGAGCAGCTATTCGATGTAGATTTAGAGGGTAACGATCTCAATGTGTGGCTTTACCAAACAGCAAGGCAAGCAATCAGTTTTGGTCATGTGGGTGTTTTAGTAGACGCTCCTAAGGAGGGAGATAAGACAAGGCCATATTGGGTTACTTACACACCCAAAGATATTTTAGGGTTTAGGTCTGAAATCGTAGAAGGTGCTAGGCAGTTAACTCAATTAAGACTAATGGAGCAAATAGTAGAGCCTGATGGAAAGTATGGTGACAAGATTATTAAACAGATTAGAGTACTAGAGAGAGGTAGATATGAAATTCACAGAAAAGATGAAAAGAAAGGTGAATATAAATTATTCGATGAAGGTGAAATGAGCCTTAAGGATAAGATTCCTTTTGCTATTGCCTATTCTAATAGAGTTGGTTATTACGAAAGCCGCAGCCCACTATATGACATTGCAGAGCTAAATCTTAAACATTATCAAATACAGTCTGATCTAGATAATATTTTACATATTAGTTCTGTACCATTACTTGCTGTCTTTGGATATCCCAATGCTGATGAAATAACTACTGGACCAAGCGAGGCACTATCTTTGCCCCCAGAGTCAAGAATGGAATATATTAGCCCATCAGGAGACAGCTATGACAGTCAGTTTACAAGACTCAAAGATATTGCAGAACAAATAAATACGCTGTCATTAGCTGCAGTGCTTGGACAAAAATTGGTAGGAGAAACAGCAGAGGCCAAGAGGATAGATAGATCACAGAATGATTCGACCATGATGGTTGTAGCGCAGCAAATGCAAGACCTTATAGATAATTGTTTGAAATTCCACAGCGAATATTTAAATGAACCCAATGCAGGTAGCTCTTTTGTCAATAGAGATTTTGTAAGTGCAAGACTAGAACCACAGGAAATAACCAGCCTACTAACTTTATTTTCTGCAGGGACTATCACACAAGAAACTTTGCTTAAGCAGTTATCAACTGGTGAAGTACTTGGTGACGACTTTGATGTAGAAGAAGAAATAGAAAGCACACAAACTGGTGGCTTAACAGAATCAGAACCAAGTGAAACAGCGCAAGATGAAGAGTAATCTATGTCGACACCAGAGACTTTTTATAGAGAGGCGATAGACTTAAATCGTTATAGTAATCAAGTTGCAAGACGAATTGTAACTAATTACAACAATGTAATTTTAGACTTAACGTATAAATTAGCAACTATAGACGAAGTAACAGCACCAGCCACTGTTGCAAGAATCAGAGCAATGTTATTACAAATGAAAGAAAGTCTTGAAACTTGGTCTAGTTCAAGTTCTGTTTATTTAGCAGATGAATTACAAGGACTTGCTGTATTTCAAACAGAATTTGTAAAAGATCAACTTCAAAGAGTTTTACCAAAAGGTGCTGTAGGTGTTAATAGTGTTCAAATATCACCTGATTTTGCAAGAAGTATTGTTTTTACAGATCCTACACAAGTAAATATATTAACATTACCAACTGATCTAGAATCTACTGTTCAAAGAACATTTTCATTAACAGCGGCTAAAGGTTCGGCAATAACTTTACCCAGCGGTCAAGTAGCAGAAAAGGCTTTCCGAGGTATTTCAACAAAACAAGCAGAATTAATTTCTAGCCAGATTCGTATCGGTATCACAGAAGGTGAGTCAATACAGAAAATTGCAAAAAGGTTGAGAGGTAGATTACAGTTTGGTGCCAATCAAGAAATGACAGCAAAAGCACAAAGACTTGCTGCAGGTGATGGCATGAGGTTAGCAAATAATCAAGTAATGACGATTGTAAGAACTTCTGTTAATCAAGTACAAAATTCTGTGAATCAGGAAACTTATGCAGCAAATCAGAACGTAACGCAAAGATATGAATATGTTGCCACATTAGATTCTAGAACAAGTGCAATATGCGGAAGTTTAGATGGAAGAACTTTTAAATATGGAGAGGGTCCAATGCCACCACAACATTTTAATTGTCGATCAACTACTGTTCCCATCATTGATGATGATGACCTCCGAAAACAATTTCCTGATACTAGGCCAAGTGCAACAGGTAGAGTTCCTCAAGGTGTAAATTATGCCAATTGGTTAAAAGATAATCCTTCAATACAACAAGAGGCTCTTGGAAATAAAAAAAGATTTTTTAATTATTTAATTGAAAAAAAAGATAAAAGTCCTAGAGAGGCTTTGAGATTAATAATTAAAGATGATGGAACTGAGCTACCATTAAAAGAGTTAATGAAAAAATATCCTAATGCCAATTAAAAAAGGTAAGTCTCAAAAAACCATATCTAGTAATATCACAATGCTTATGAAAGAGGGCAAGTCTAGATCTCAGGCTGTAGCCATTGCTCTAAGTTCTGCAAGTAAATCTAAACCAGCCAGAAAACGCAAAAGGAAGTAATATATAAACAGCTACTTTTATTGTCATGCCTTCACACTACGGATCAATGAAACCAAAGGGTAAAAAGAAAAAAGTTAAGAAGGGAGGCAAAAAGTAATGGGATATATTTTTAAAGTTCAAGGGGCTGAGGACTCTAAGCCTAAAGCTGAGAACTGTGAAGTAAAGCCCAAAACTAAGAAAAAAACTAAAAAGTGACAAAAAAGTTTAGGAAAAGACCAAAAGATAAAAAAACTGGTTTACCTAAAGTTTATCTTTCTGGGGCTAAAAATAAAGCTGCAAAGGCAGCCGAAATAAAAAGAACAGCGGCAGCCTACAAACGTGGTGAAAGAATTGATTTAAAAGCAATTTCAAAATTTAGAGTTTCTCAAGATGGCACCAAAAAAAAGAAAAAGCGCAAAAAGTAAGTCTACCAAAGCCGCGATTATTAAAAAAAAGGCAGACAATAGCATTTACACAGTCGGTGACTTAAATAAAGTTTATGCACGAGGTGTTGCAGCTTATCTAAGTTCTGGTTCAAGAAATGTTTCAGTTGGAGCTTGGTCAATGGGTCGTGTTAGTAGTTTTGTAAGCGGAGGCGGTGCAAGAAAAGCAGATATTGATATACACCAAAATAGAAAGAAAAACCCTAAAAAAAGATGAAACTAACTATAAGACAAAAAAATAAATTAAAAGAACATTCAGCTCATCACACTAAAGGGCATATGGATTATATGAAACGTAAGATGAGAGAGGGTATGAGTTTTAGACAGGCTCATAATCTTGCAATGAAAAGGAAAGGCAAATGACTATAAAAAAAGGCGGTCATGTTTTTAAAGGCTTGAACCAACCAATAAAAACACCAAACCACAAATCAGGTAAAGCTGGTGCAGTAGTTGTTAAAGTTGGAGGTAAAGAAAAGTTAATAAGGTTTGGTTTGCAAGGTGCTGATAATAAACCCCCAAGAAAAGGAGAATCGCAAAAAGATAAAGATAAAAGAGCAGCTTTTAAGGCTAGATTTAGAAGACTTATTAAGAAAGGTCCAGTGAGTGCGGCTTATTGGGCTGACAAAACACGTTGGTAAGTTATTATTTATATTAATTATTGTTAAAATTTTTTTATGGCTGACGAACCAATCAAACCAAATCCACCTGTTGATACAACAGAAGTTGAAGCTTTGAGGGAAAGCGTTAGAAAACTTGAGGCAAACAATAAAAAGTTGATGGATCAATACGTTAAAGCTCAAGAAACTGCAAAAGCCATACCACCAGATGTTGATGTAAACGCTTTGATTGCTTTTAAACAACAAAAGGAACAAGAAGAATTAGAAGCAAAGGGCAGATATGATGAAGCTATAGCAAAACAAGCTCAACAATATCGAGATGCTGAAGAGGCTAAGAACAAGAGAATACAAGAGCTAGAAGCCAGACAGAGACAGCTTGAGGTGGAAGCACCAGCAGTAACAGCACTAGCTGATGTTGTTCACGACCCACAATATGTTTTGTCTCGTATTGATAAAGAACAATTAGCAAGAGAGACAGATGGAACTGTAGTTGTAGTAGATGGCTATAACAGAACACCTGTAAAAGAATGGGCTATGTCTAAGATGCCTTCTTGGGTACAAAAGAATCCCAGACCGCAGGGAGGTGGAGCAACAACGACTAAAGTTCAAACAGAGTTTGTAACTAGTGGTGAAAGTAATCCATTTGCTAAAGATTCTTTCAATCTGACTGAGCAAGCAAGATTATATCGTACAGACATAAATAAATATAATATGCTCAAAAACGCAGTTAGCGGTTAATATAGGTTTATCTGGTTTGCACTGGCTAGGGTTTGCACCCGAGGTAAACATATTTATTATTTCAAATGGCGACATTACGCAGTGATTTAATAATTCCTGAGGTGTTTACACCCTACTTAATAGAAGCAACAACACAAACTGATAGCTTCTTGCAAAGTGGTGTAGTGCAACCTTTGGCAGAATTGAATCTATCCGCAGAAAGGGGCGGAGACTTTGTAAAGATACCTTTCTACAAAGCTAACTTAACTGGAGATTTTGAAGTTTTAACAGACTCAACTTCATTAACACCAGCAAAAATTACAGCTGATAACCAAATTGCAGCTGTTCTTCATAGAGGTCGTGCTTTCAGTTCTCGTGACTTAGCTGCTCTTGCAGTTGGTGGCGGTGTTGATCCAATGGCTGCTATTGCTCAGAAGATGGCGGCATACGTCAACAACCAGAAACAGAAAGATTTGTATTCTTGCTTAACTGGTGCATTTGGTTCCATTAATGCTAACGATAGTAACTCAGCTTTATTTGCTCTAACTATTGATTCAGAATCTGGTGATACACCAACAACTCTAAGTCCTAG